TAGTTGGAAATTATAGATATAGGCCAGATGATTCTTCTTCAATTTATTATACAGTTCCAAATAGCTTTGACAATTTAGACTCAGGGAATTATTATACTGGAGCTACAGATGCAGATGTTGTTGTTGATAACGGGTTTACAGATAATGATGTACCACAACAATTTACATATAAAAAAGACAAAATGAAAATGATTTATTCCCTAGAAGATTGTTTAAAACCATTTAGGCCACGTTCTGGAATTAATAAGCTACTATATTTAAATAATCGTTATTTGGCTAATTCAGGTTCTGCTATGGCTGAAAGACCAAGATATTATATGGCATCAAGATATGATCAATTCAAATATTGGACATCATATAGAACTGAGAATAATATTGAATATGGAATAGCTAATAATATATTAAATGGACTAAATTATATTGATGATGCTGTACCGTTTGTAGTTTATAAAAATCCAGTGCCATCTAATAGAATTATTATAAAAATGCAAACAAACGTTGGAACAATAAACCTTGGTCCATACATAACACAAACTGGACAAATTGATGACCCATTATTTGGAGAACAAAATAAATCAACTCCTTCTAGATGGAAAATTCAATATTTGGTTAATAATAATTGGATAGATGCAATAGCATTTAATGAAAGTAGTACAAGAGAAGATGGATCTCCAATTATAAAATCTGATGGATATGTTGAAATACAATATGGTCTAGTAGTTCCAAATGATTATAAATCTATTTTTTCTTTTAAAGAAACTTTATCTTCTTCAACATTATTACCATTAAACGCCAACATAGGAGATTCTTATTTAGTTATTGAAGATGAAAACTCAATTGGTACATTTTATATTTATACTCAATCGGGATATCAAACATTTATACCAACATATGGATGGAGCCTTGGATCAGAAGAGATTTCTAATAAAAGTAATTTTGTTACAGATTTTAGTTATTTAAATACATATATTAATCCATTAACTGGAGATACAGAGTATAGAGAGATGCAATTTATACAGGGTATCAGAGTTATTGTTGAAATAATGAATAAATTTGATAGCACTTTTGATTTAATTGAAATGTCTCCAAGACTTGTTTCTGATATATCTGACAGAGTAATAGAATATAGAGTTAATAAAATATTGTCTGATATAGGTATAACATCATTACCTGTAGGACAACTTCTAGCCTCAACTGGATCCATAAGCATTTTTGATGAACAACAATATTTTAATTATAATAATCCACTTAGTATAGTTGCTCCATATTTACAAAAAAATATTAAATTTTCTTTTTATGAAAAAATATTAAATGTTAATGATGCAGATTATTTTATACCTATTAAAACATTATATTCAGAGGGGATGCCGCAGGCTGATATTACTGCAGGTACTATATCAATAAATCTTAGAGATTTTTATTTCTTTTTAGAATCAATGCCAGCTCCACAACTTTTGCTAACACAGACATCATTAAGTGTTGCAGTATCAACATTATTAGACTTTATTGGATTTACAAACTATACCTTTAAAAGAATATCTGGAGAAAGTGATCCTATAATTCCGTTTTTCTTTATAGCGCCAGATCAAAATGTTGCTGAGGTGTTAAATCAGTTAGCAATATCTACACAGTCTGCGATGTTTTTTGATGAATACAATAATTTTATTGTTATGAGTAAAAATTATATAATGCCAGAAGAGGGCGATAGAGAACTAGATTTTACTCTTTCTGGATCTAATAATCAAACGGATTCTGGAATTATACAAAATGCTACATCTGGAAACTTGCCAAATATTATTTCAATATCGTCTCAAGATAAACGGGTATATAACGATGGACAAATTTCATATACTAGCAGATATATAAAAAGATCTTATGGATCAATTAGAGAACAAAATCTGGTAGATCGTGAAAAGGTTTGGGTTTATGAACCATCATTGCTATGGGAGGTTTCTGGAGATGAACAGAATAAGACCATTAATGAAATACCATCAAAACAAGGATCTTATGTTCTTGGGGCTATGCCACTAAATTCTGATTTATCAAATCAACTACCAACTGTATCAAACGGTATTGTGATAAATAATACAATTGATCTTGGAGAAAGCGTATATTTTTCAACTAGATATCAAGGGTATTTATATTCTAATGGTGAAATTATTAAGTATGATGCTGTTCAATTTAATGTTGGTCTTGGAGTTTGGTATCCAATTTTAGACAATGGTTTAATTGATACATCCTATCCTCAAATAATTTTGCCAGGAAAATCTATACCAACAGAAGTAGAGAATCAATTTGATACAGAAATAAGCAATAAGGTAAAATCTGGTCAAATAACATCTAGCCAAGCTGTTATTGAAAAAGAATCATTAACTTTGAATTGGCTAAGTACGCACAGGGATGGGGGAAGCAATGTTTGGATTTCTAATAATCAAGAATATCAAAAATATTTTAGCATGCTTCCATTCAATGGAAAAATATATCCAACTGGATTAGTAAGAATATACTCTCAGCCATACTACGAAACTGTTGAAGGAATTACTAGACTGCAGCAGGGGCCAGTATATGAACATGGGCGTGGTAGTTTTGGTACCCCAGTAGTTTCACACACCGCTGGAATTAATGCATACTGGTATAACAATTCCTATGTTCGTGGTTGTAATATGGAAACCCAGTACCTGTTTACTACAACACTTGATGAAGATGTGTCTGTTCCAGCAACAACATCTGGGCCAGCAGGAGTTAATAATTCATTAGCAGAACAATCAAGTAGAAACGGTATAATTAAAAACTTTATGGCTACTAGCTATTTAAGTGAAACATCCATTAGTAAAATTAAATCAACACAATCTGGAACGGTGCAGTCTTCTGCTTTAGTTATGACTGGACCATCATTTAAAACTACAGAAACCCCATTAAATTTTATATCGTATGTATATAAAAACTTAGATGGTGCTTACAAACATTTTGGAACAAGAATAAGAATTGTTGGAAAAATTGAAAATAATGAAACCAGAGTTCAAACACCTATTGGATCAACATCATATTTTCAAGTAAATGGTGTAAAACCTGATCAAAATGTAAATATCGGCGGAGGTTCTGGTGGTATTGGTGTATTGATTAATCCAGAAACAAATAATGGATATTATTTTGAAATTGTTGCTCTTACAGAAACAAATATAGATTCATATTTAAAACTTGATAATGATGGAGAGGCAGCAGTAAATATAAATAATATTGTTTTTTATAAAATAAAAAAAGACGCATCTAATAATAATGCTATTCCTGTTAAGCTTTGGGGAGGAATTACTAGCATAATTGTTGATGATGGAAAGTTTGTTGGACAGTATAGAATGGCTGGAGAAGAAAATCCAACGGTATATGATTTATCTGTTGAATATCAGGATATAGGAAAAACTAGAAGATTTTATTTATATATTAATAATAAATTAATAAAAGTTGTAGATGACAATGATCCATTACCAATTTATAATAATATGGCGGTATTCGTTCGTGGATCTTCAAAATGCATGTTTGAAAATGTATATGCTTTGTCAGAAAATTATTCACAAAATAGCGTATTTGCAGTTTCTGAAACTTTATCTTCTGCCTTTGGAGACAAACAAATTGATGCAAATGAATCATTTAGAAAATATGCAATGAGCGGTATAGTACAAAACACTTATTTATCTGGTATAGGATCAATTCAACCACCACAGTATAAAATGTATTTTGATGAATTTGGAACAATAATGCGTGAATGTGCATATTTTGATATTAGATATGATCGTGCATACCCTGCTCTATATGCACAAATCTCTCCTACTTTTAATAGAATGAAAGGCTACACCATATCTGGCTTCCAAGCAGATTCATATGGTGCAGAATTTTTAATATTTAATGCAACAGATACTGCGCTGAATTTAGATTCTACAAGTGGTAACTATTTAAGAATTCAAGGAATAGCATTTACACAAGATACAACATATAATTTAAGTGTAGATGATTATTTTAATAAAGTTGGCAACTTATCAGACCCACCATTACAAGGTAGCTCTTTGTTATACTCTCCATTTATTAATAAAGAAAAATATGACTCTATTAAGATAAGCAGAATGCTTTATGGTAAGAATGATTTTAGTTTGAATACTCCATATATTCAAACCCAAGACGATGCTGAAGCCTTAATGGGCTGGATTGTAAATAAAGTTATGGTTCCAAAAAAGTCTATAGGAGTAAATATATTTACTATTCCAACGTTACAGCTTGGAGATATTGTAAAGATAGATTATAAGAGTAGCGAGGATGTTGATTTAGTTGCAAAAGAGTCAGATAGGTTTGTAGTATATAATATAGAGTATTCTAGAGGAAGTAATGGCCCATCAATGACTGTTTACTTAAGCGAGGTATAAAATGCCATTTTTTGATGGAGGAATGCTTGTAGATGGTGATGGTGCTTTTGAAGATTCAGTTGGAGCTGTGCCAGAACCAATAGCAAAAGAAATAAAAAAAGACCAACTTGCTGGAAGAATAGATCCAGATGACGCTCACAAAGGAATTATGGCTCGTAATGCTGCAGTTGCAAGAGGTGATATAGATTGGTCAGAGCAGGGATTAAAAGATAGACTAACAACTGCCGTAAGCAATGCTATTAAAAACTCTGGGCCATCAGAAGAAGAGATAGCTAAAAGACAACAAAGGGCTGAAGAAAGCTCTGATAGATATGCAAGAATTAATGAAATAAGATCAAGGTTAGAAGAATCACGAAAAAGAGTTGAAGAAATAAAAGAAAGAATAGCCAATATAGGTAAAACTTCAGAGCCTGCGCCTGGACCTGGACCTGGCCCTGGACCTGGCCCTGGACCTGGACCTGGCCCTGGACCTGGCCCTGGACCTGGACCTGGCCCTGGACCTGGCCCTGGACCTAGTCCAAGCCCAAATCCAACCCCATCAACACCATCCACAGTTTCTGCTATCCCATCAAAAATAAGCCCTGCCACCCAATTGCCACCTCCTCCGCCAGTAAAAACTGCACCAATTGATACAGTTTTGATAAATGATGATTTGCTGCCTGTTGAAATAATGGCAGATTTAATATTTGAAAATTTAGCAGGACAAGAGTTAGTGAGTATATCCAGAAGTGATATTATAAATGGACAAAACATTATATACCAACCAATTAAAAATTTATTTAATATTGAACAAGAATATAATTCAAATAATATTGTTAGCATAGAAGGTATATCAAATAAATATTTTCAAAATTTTCCAATAAATTTTGATTCAAAAGTTCCAGAAGTAGGAACTGGTCCAGATTTAGAACATGTATATATTGACCCACAAACTGGTAGTTTAATAGTAGAAGCCATAAATATTCAAGAAGATGAACAAATAGAGGTTCAAATAGTTACAGGTGGTACAATATATGAGGTGCAATTATGATAACAGATAAAGGAAAAGAAATAATAGGAAAATATTTATTGGGGCAGGCACCTGCCTATGCATCGTATATTGCAATTGGGTGTGGTGCCCAACCATTGGCAACTGGGGATCCATATGGAGATTATTCTACAAAAGAAAATTTAGATTTTGAAATGATTCGTGTTCCTATATCTTCTAGAGGTTTTATTAATGACGGTAGTTCAGAAAAATTAGTACTTACAGCAGAGTTACCGACAGAAGAAAGATACGAGATTACAGAAATAGGAGTGTATTCTGCAGGATCAAACCCATCTGCTGGAGCATTTGATAGTAAAACAGTTTTTGCATTTACGCAAGGAGAAAACTGGCAATATCATACCTCAAGTGCGGCACTTCCTATTCCAACAATTACATCACCTCTTGATGAGGATGATGACAATATAATTTCTACAACAGATAAAGTTTTTCAAACAAATGCAGATAACTCAATATTTTTTAAATCTCCTAGGCCAGAAAGATATGAGCGTTGCAGATTTTTAAATAATATTATTATGATTAGAGGTGACGACTCTGATTTAACAATAGATTCATCAACAGGAAATTCAGCAGGGCATTTTGTTGTTGAAACTGGATCTAATCATATCCATTTAACTGGAGCTGATGTTAATTTTACAAGAAATTCAATTAAAGACGAATTAAGATTGGCTTTTTCTTTAATTAGTAAAAATGGAAACTCATCTGCCGTTCCAGATACCGTTAGAATATTAGTAACATTTTCAGAAACAGACACAGAAAATTCTGGAGAGTTTGCTAGTTTTGAAGCTGAATTAGAAAATGGAAGCGGTACAGGTGGAACATATGATTTTGAAAATAACAGATATTTTGTAATAACAAAAAGACTAGAAGAGCTATATCAAAGTTCTGGTTTTACATGGAACGCTGTAACTGTTGTAAAAATATATGCATGTGTAATAGTATCAGATAATCCTTCAGATGACTACTATATTGCGCTTGATGCTTTAAGATTAGAAAATACACAAACAATTAATCCACTATATGGATTAACTGGATATTCTATAGTAAAAAACACAGATGCTGAGACAATTATAAAATCTCCAAATACAAGTAATTATTTAGAGTTTAGATTTTCAGTAGGTGTGACATAATGGCAAATGAAACAATAAAAAAATTAAAAATACCATACTCTGAATTGCCAGCAATAAATTCTGAAAATGAAGGTTATTACATAAGATATAGGATAGTATCATCTGATAGAAACAGACTATCACATTGGTCTCCTGTTTATTTAATACAACCAGATTATACTTTAGTGCCTGGAAGTATTGTTTTTAATAAGGCTGGTAGTATTGCTACAATAGTATGGGACTCTGTTGAAATTACAAAAATTTATGATGGAACAACATATTCAATTACAAAATCTCATGAGTATGATATCTGGGTAAGATGGGATCGTGGTGATGAAAACGGAGACTGGCTATACAAAGAAAGAATAGATACAACTTCTTTATCTATGCCAATACCCAATACTTGGACAATAGACGGCGTAGTTCAGGGTACAGTTCCAAATAGAATGAGTGTTGAGATATATTTAAAAGGAACACCAATAGCAAGATCAGATGGTCCAGCTGGAACACCATTTTTAAAAGTTTATAGGCTTTTAAATGAAACAGTCTAATGATATAATGGAGATATAATGGCAAAAGTACCGCTACCAGAACGAGGGCAACCTCTTGATGTAACTTATATTTATCAGTTAGCAGATACAATAAATGATCTATCAAATCAAGTTTCATCTGCCACTTTTAACTATACTACTATAGATACAGTAAGTGCTGGAAAACAAAATATTAAAACATCTCAAGCAAGAATAATTGGCGGATATGTTGTAGTAGCAAATAACTCTACAGTTAACGCAGGCAATGAAAAAACATTTTCGTATGATTTTCCATCAGATTTTAAATATGCTCCAATTGCAACCGCTACTGCAGTAAATACTGGAAATACTCCAGCAGGTCAAAATGTATCAGTTATTCTAAAAACTGTCACAACTTCTAGAGTTGAGGGTGTTGTTAGATTCAATTCGTCTGGAGATCTTTCACTTGCTATAAATTTAATTATTGTTGGAATTCCTAACTAGGTATATAATAATGCATTGTAGAAAATGTAATGGTAGAATGTTTATTGATAGACAATATTCTAGTCAAATGCATATTGAGACTTATTGTATTTCTTGTGGGGCTAGAAAATTTTATCATCCCCCTTCAGAAAGCAGGGAGGGCTTATGGCTTTTAAACCTAGAAAGCTTGAGAGCAAAAACTACAATAACGAGCCTGTAATTCCAGGTAATAAAACAATTTATTTTCTTAATGGTGATCTTGTTAGACTTTACCATAGTTCAAGATCAACTGGAATGGTAACTGTTTACAATATTACTAAAGATAGATTAGAAACTTGTTTGAGATCAGATTTTAGAAAAAATAGAGAAAAAGCATATACTGTATCAGAAACTGCACGACTTGTCAATAGACATAGGAAATATATTCCATCATTAATTAAAAGAGGAGTTATTCCACCACCAATGGGTGCACAAGTTAACGGAACTAGACATTGGCAAGTTAGAGCATATTATTCTGAGTCGCAAGTAAAAGAGATACGTGATATACTAGCAAGTATACATTTTGGTAGACCAAGAAAAGATAACTTAATAACAAACAATATGACTCCTACAAGTCAGGAGTTGACACGTAGAACTGGCGATGGTATACTGGTTTATACAAAAACAGCAGACGGTAGATTTATACCAGTTTGGACAGAGAGCATTAATTAGCCTTTGAAGGAGGCAGTGGTGGACGAAAGAAATGAAACAAAGGTATCTGTAACACTTGGATACACGCTTAATCTAGGTAATTTCCAATCTTTACGAGTTGATCTTGGTGTTGTTGATCATGTTCGTGAAGGTGAAAATACAAATGAAGCAATGGACAGAGTATACGGATTTGTTGAAACAAAGGTTGTAGAAAAGGTTCAAGAAGCTAAGTCGGCTTTAGCTGAGGAATAATAGTGGCAGACCGCAAAGACCGCATGGCTTTGCTCAGTCGCTACAATAAGCTTCATTTGCAGAGATACGAGCAAAAGTCTAATCTCAATCTAAATGTTGAGCAATGGGCTGCTGATGCCCTTGTTGAATCATATGGACTTAAAGATTGTTATGATATTTTAGATTATTATTTTAAAGTTGCACAAAATCCTAATTGGAATTTTTTTGCATACAATGCACAAGAAATTCTTAATGGTAGAATGAATACGGAGCAAGACTTAAAAGATCGTGAAGAGCGTAGAAAATTAGCTAGAAAGTGGTTAAGTGAGTAATTCAGAAGCAAAAGTAATTAGTGCAGTCCTAGAAGATAAACAAATACATGTTTTACTTCAAGCCAATATAGATGGACTTCTTAGAACACATAATGATGTGTGGAATTTTATTAAAAGATATGCAGAAAGTAATGGAACAGTACCCCCATCATCTCTGGTAGTTGAAAAGTTTAGAGATTTTTCCCCAGTTAGTGGTGTAGGTACAACAAAACATCATTTAGAAGAATTGCAGGCTGACTATCTAAATGATAGCTTAAAAGATATTATTCGTAATGCTGCTACTGATGTTCAGGGTGGACAGGGCGTAAAGGCATTAGAACAACTTATTACAAAAACTTCTGAGTTAAAGAAAAATACATCTGCTATACGTGATATTGATGCAACAGATATTGAATCTGCAATTGTATATTTTGAAAATGTAAAAAAACAACAAGAACTTGGCAAAATAGGAATTAAAACAGGCTTGCCAGGATTTGACAATTATCTACCTTCAGGAATTATGCCAGGTCAACTGGGGATATTCTTGGCATATCCAGGTATTGGCAAATCTTGGCTTGCTCTTTACTTTGCTGTACAGGCATGGAAACAGGGCAAAACACCAATGATCATAAGTCTTGAAATGTCTGAAACAGAAGTTCGTAATCGTGTGTTTGCGATTATGGGCGAAGGTCTATGGTCACATCGTAAAATCTCTAATGGAGATATTGAAATAGATATGTTGAAGAAGTGGCATGACAGCAGAATTGCTGGTAAGCCACCATTCCATATTATTTCTAATGATAGCGGTGGAGAAATTAATCCATCAGTTATTCGTGGAAAGATTGATCAGTACCGCCCAGACTTTGTAATTGTAGACTACCTACAACTTATGGCACCAAACCAAAAGTCTGATAATGAAACGGTACGAATGAAGAATCTTTCTCGTGAACTTAAACTAATGTCTATCAGTGAAGAGGTTCCCATTATTGCAATCTCTTCTGCAACGCCAGACGATGTTACAAACATGAGCACAGTTCCAACTTTAGGTCAAACTGCTTGGTCAAGACAAATTGCATACGATGCTGACTGGGTACTTGCACTTGGTAGAGCAACCAATAGTGATATAATTGAATGTGCGTTTAGAAAAAATCGTAACGGATTTATGGGAGACTTTTTAATACAGGTAGATTTTGACAAGGGATATTATAAATACAAAGATTACGAAGATAAGAATGTTTAAAGATATATATACAGCACAACAGATACAAAGGGTACTAACAGGTGCAGGCATAGATATAGAGGCCGAATATGGCACCGATTATATTATCTTTTGCCCATATCACAATAATAATCGTACACCTGCTGGCGAGATATCTAAAGAATCTGGACTATTCTTTTGCTTTGGTTGTCAAACAACTAAAAATTTAACCGAGTTTATTATGCACATGACTGGTAGATCATATTTTGAATCTGTTAGATATATAAAAAGTAAAGAGGTAGAAACTGATCTTGAGTCTGTAGTCAATAAGGCGTTATATGCTGCACCAGATTTTATTCAGTATGATGAACTTTTAATTAAAAGATTAAATAAGCAGGCATTAGAATCACCAAGAGCTATGTCATATTTTAATAGTCGCAGAATTACAGAGCATTCTGTTATTAAATTTGATTTGGGATTTTCTGAAAAACAAGACTCAGTGACCATTCCGATGCAATCTCCAGATGGAATTAGTATTGGATTTGTTGCTAGAACTATTGAAGGTAAAGATTTTAAAAATACTCCAGGACTTCCAAAGAGTAAAATATTGTTTAATTTACACAGAGTAAAGTCATCAAAGGTTGTGTATATTGTAGAATCATCCTTTGATGCAATTAGATTGGATCAGGTTGGTTTTCCCGCAGTTGCTACGCTGGGGGCTAATGTGTCATCAAGCCAGATGAAACTATTAGAAAAGTACTTTAATAATATTGTACTTGTAGCAGACAATGATGAAGCAGGCTCAATTATGGCTGACCGCCTAACTGAGAAATTAGGGTCACTAATAACAGTAATCAAATTAGATAAACAATATAAAGATATCGGTGATATGGATGATGATGCTATTAGAAAACTTGAATATCAGTTTGACAACTCTATCATTGCTATGTTAAAATAGAAAAACTTATATAAGGAGAAACATGACTATAGTAAAAGGGCTTAAAAACATCAACGCATTAGTTGAGAAGCCAAAATATGAAAGCACAGGAACAAAGGTCCGTTGGGTAAAACTAGTTGACGGACAAGCAGCAAAGATTCGTTTTGTAAACGAACTTGACTCAGACTCTGCAAACTATAACGAAGACCGTGGTCTTGCTGTAGTAGTATCAGAGCATACAAATCCAAAAGACTACAAGCGTAAGGCTGCATGTACTCAGGAATCTGAGGGTCGTTGCTTTGG